CGTCAACCCTCAACCGGTAGGACGATAACATGGCAGCAGTCTGGCCGGGGGGGCTTCCACAAATTCCCTTGATGGATGGCTATGAAGAAGGCCAGTCCAATCACATCTTGGCCACCCAGATGGATGCCGGGCCGGCGAAGTATCGCCGCCGCTACCGAGCCTCGATCCGGAACTTCTCGCTCTCGTTGATGCTGACCAGCGCCCAATTGACCACCTTTGATACCTTTTTTGAATCGACCCTGGAAGGGGGCGCGCTGCCATTCGACTGGGTCCATCCCCGGACCCAAGCGGTCAAGACCTTTCGGTTCGTCGCGGGGCAGGAAATTAAATGGGCGGCCGTCGGCTACGATACCTATGCCGCGAGCCTGGCCGTGGAGGTGATGCCCTAATGCCACGGTCCCTCTCCACGAAACTCAAAGCGGCCATGTACGCCCAAGAGACCGGCGACACCCTCTTGGCCCGATGTACGATCACCCATCCGCAGATCCTCAATGGGCCGCTCCGTCTCGTGAATGATCTCCAGGACTTCGTGAGCGATGGGCAGACCTATACGGCGCTGCCCTTTCAGATTACGCTCCCCAATGAAGGGGAAGATGCCCGCCCACAATTACGGCTGGTCCTCGATAATGTGGACCGGCAGATCGTGCAGGCGATTCGCGGGATCGCACCGGGGACGCCGCCCGTGGTCCAAGTGGACCTGGTCCTCGCCTCGACCCCCGATGTGGTCGACATCTCGTTTCCGAACCTGACCCTGCGCAATGTCGACTATGATCAGTTCGTCGTCTCGGGCGCGCTTTCGTTGGATGAAGATGATCGGGAACCGATTCCCTATCACTCGTTCACCCCTCAATTTTTTCCGGGATTGTTCTAATGGACCAACGCGTCTTCGCACATATGATCGGAGTGCCCTTCACGGAGAAAGGCCGGGGCTTGACCGGCTTCGATTGCTGGGGCGTCGTCCGATTCGGATTATGGAACGCCTTCCAGATCGAGGTGCCCAGCTATGCCGAGGACTATGCCACGACCAAAGAAGGCGAGGAAATTGCGGCGCTGATCGGACGGGAGTCCCTCGGCTGGCTCGATGTGGCCCATGCCGCCGCTCGGCCGGGCGATGTCCTGATTCTCAGGATGAAAGGTCGCCCCTGGCATTGCGGATTGATCGTCGATCCCCCGTATTTTATTCATGCCGTGGAAGGGATCGGGACGATCCGGGATCGATGGGACTCCCTGGCCTGGGCATCTCGGGTCGTCTCGATCCATCGGCATCCCCAGTTGCAGGAGGTGGCATGCTCCGTCTGATCGCCTGCCCGCACATCTGCTCGATTGAGAAAGATCGGCTGGATCGCTCGGTGGAGGAAGGGCCGACCGTGGCCGAGCATCTGGAGAATGTCGGCTGGGAACCGCTTGGTCTGTCGGCCCGGGTCTTCATCGATGGTCGGTATATTCCGGATAGCGAGTGGGGCACCCTGGTGCCGAGGACCGGGCAATGTCTGGTCGCTCGGGCGATTCCCCGCGGGGGCGGGGGCGGGGGCGGCAAAGATGTCATGCGCATGGTCGCGATGATCGGGATCATGGCGCTCGCGATTGGAGTGCCTATCCTGGTGGCCACCACCTCGCTGATCGCGGCGGGCACGCTGGGCGGCGCGCTCTTTACGACCGCCATCGGACTCGTGGGGACGCTCGCCATTAACGCGTTGATTCCTCCAGCCCGGCCCAAGCTAAACGACCTCTCGAATATGAGCACCGGGAGCAATACCCTGACCATTAGCGGGACCTCGAACCAACTGATTCCCTATGGCGTCGTCCCGCGAGTCTACGGCTTGCACCGGATCTTCCCCCCATTGGGGGCTCGGCATTACACGGAAGTGAGTGGGGACCGGCAATTCCTCCGCGCCCTCTTTTGCTTTGGGCCGGGACCGCTCGCGCTCTCGGACTTCAAGATCGGAGAGAACTCCATCGACCTCTACAAAGATGTGGAGATCGAAGTCCATCAAGGATATGTGACCGATCCGCCGCACACCCTCTATCCCGCGGCCGTCAACGAGGAGCCCTTATCGATTCCCGTGAAGTCCGGGGCCTCGCCGATTCGGACCAGTAAACCGAACGCCAATGAACTGGGGATAGATTTCACCTTCCCGGGTCTCTGGAAAGATAAAACCAATCGGGACGGGATCGATCCCGTGACCGTCAATCTGCGAGTGGAATATCGACTCCAGGGGGATGTGCCCTTCCTGATCGCCAACGGAGCCCCTGCGGTCCGCTCGACCATGACCACCGCATTGACCGGCACCAATAATGATCTGATCTTCACACAACAGGGCGCGGGGTCCGCGGCCGGCAATAATATCTCTATCGCCTATGTCGACCCAGGGGTCCATGATGTCGCCAGTGAAACGGTTCGGGTGACGCCGGTGGGCAACGGCTTTGCCTTCACCGTGATCCTGCGCCGGGTGGGCGGCAATTATTCTCTGGCCGTCCAGGTGATGAACGCCCTGCTCTCCGCCTCCTTTTCGACGGCGACCCGATTCAATCCGACCGGGCCGATTCGCACGGTCGCCTCCGTGATCGGGATCACCTTGGCTCCGGGCAATGACGGGACCGGTCAGGTCGCGCCGATGGCGCCGACCTTTCTGCGGGGCGGACGGGACGAAACCCCGTCGCTGAGTCAGACCAATATGCACACCTCCCAATTCACCGTCCCGATCGTCTTCAAGACGCCGACGCCGGGGACCTATGAAGTCCGGGTCACGCGCTTGACCGCCGATTCCACGGACCCGCTGGTCCATGATGAAGTGTTCTGGACGGCCCTGCGGACGATCCGGCCGGGCAGCGAGATCGATCTGATTCCTCCAGGGATGGCGAGTGTCGCCATCCGGATTCGGGCGACCGATCAATTACATGGGACACTCGATTCCTTCAATGCCGTGGCGCATTCGATTCTGCCGGATTGGGACGGCAACGCCTGGGTGCCGCGGGAGACGAGTAATCCGGCCTCGATCTTTCGCGACATTCATCAAGGGACCGCGAATGCCCGCCCGAAGGCCGATGATCGGATGGACCTGGAGACGCTCCAGGGCTTTCATGAGCGGTGCACCCAGCATGGATTTGAATTCAATGCCGTGGTCGATTTCCGGTCCACCCTGAGCGAATTGGGCCGGGATGTCCTGGCGGCGGGCCGGGCCACGCCGGGCTATCGAGACGGGAAGGTCTCGGTGATCGAAGATATTCCCCAGACCATCCCGGCGCACATCTTGACCCCGCGCAACTCCTGGGACTTCAAAGGCACCAAAGTATTCTCGGATCTGCCCCATGCCCTGAAGGTCCGCTTCGTCAATGCGGATACGCTCCAGCAAGACGAAGTCGTCGTGATCGCCGATGGCTATGGGGTGACCGATGCTGAAGGCATCCGGCGCGATGCGTTCGGCCACCCCACTACCTTGCCGGAAGCCACGAAGTTCGAGGCCTGGGAAGCGGGCCTGGGCGTCAATGTCCCGGCGCAGATTTTCAAGATCAAGCGGTATCACCTCGCGGTCTTGGCCTTGCGACCTGAAACCTACTCGGTGTCCTCTGACTTTGAAAATCTGGTGATGCGACCCGGGGATCTCGTCAAAGTGCAGCATGATATTCCCTTGTTCGGTCTCTGTAGCGGGCGGATCGTGGGCTTGACCCAAGATGCCTTAGGTCGGGCGACGACGATCACGCTCGATGAGCCCTGTGTGATGCTCTCCGGGGAACGCTACGGGATTCGTCTGAGATTGCAGGATGGCACCCAGTTGCAGCGCGAAGTCCAAACCGTTGTCGGCGCACAATCCACCTTGACCTTATTGGAGCCCGTCTAATGAAAACACGAATAGCCCTCTTCGCAATGTTGGCCCTCTTGATAGTCTCATCGCTCGCCTTCCCGCAGAGTAGCGAGCAGGTCAATTTGACCGGCGTCCAAACGGGACCCATTCAAAATAAAGATTTCGATAGCACCAATAGTTTTGCCGGCATCGAAATCACCGGCACCATCACGGGAGCCGCGACCTATAGCGGCATCACGTTGACCAACCCGATCATGGCCGGATCGATCAGTGGCAGTCCCACCTGGGTCAATCCTGGGGCGATTGGCGGCGGCACCGCGTCCACCGGCCGCTTTACCACGGTGACCGCG